TATGACAAAAATCTCCAAGAAAATAAAGAGTATCCTTTGGCTTAACAACACTATTGATGTTATCAATAATGGTCTTATTCATTTCGTGAGTATCAACGAATGGTCTTTTGCAATAACCTACAATATTCTTGTGTCCAAAGTGGGTATCAGAGATAAAATAAATCATGATAATAACTTTTTATATGATTCAATTCTTTCATTTACTTTTTTTATTTTTCTATCATACACTTCTTCAGGCATTTTAGATTTTACATATTTATGATTGATAAGACTATTAAGTCTAATATCTGGTGGGGTAACTAATATGGGATGTTTATCAAGCATAACGACCTCATTTTTCTGTACAATTTCTTGTGCAAATATATCTACTTGATAACCAGAATAAAAATATCTGGATAATCTTTTATTTTCTATTCTATGCTTTAAAGCATAACGCTCAAAAAAATCTTTCATTATCTCAGTATTCTGTTGTATAAAATCATTAAAGAAAGCATAGTCTACTATAAAATCAAAGTCCTCTACGTCTTGATAGTTTAACCAAAAATAATCAGCAAAACTTCCAGATAATATAAGATTATAATTGAATTTTGAACAGATATCAATTAGGGTGGGTATTTTATCTTTCATCTTCAATTGGGAGTAGTATTGCTAGTCCTAAATAAATCCATAATAAAATACTTCCAGTAAAAATTGCCCCAAATATAAATCCTAATCTTATTAGTGATGAATCTATGCCCGTGGCTTGTGCTAATCCTCCACAAACTCCGAATATCATTTTATCATGACTATTTTTAGTTAGACGACTCATTTATACCTCTACCAAAAAGTCAGTATTTATTACATTTTCTCTATCATATATTGATGATAATGTTTCTTTTAAAGAATTGTTTTCTTGTTCCAAGGCTTTTATGATAGACTCTGCATGGTTTAAAGCCTTTGTTAGATGATAGAGTTTATTAACTAGTTCATCAGTAACTGTATTTTTCATTATCATAATATGATCTCCATATTATTTTGTTACAGGAATAATCTTTATTGATGCTGGTTTAGAACTATCGAAATTTGGAACAATATTATTATGAATATCAGCGGTTACTATTCTTAAAATATCAGAGACAAAATTTTCTGAAATTCTTTTATAATAATTATCTTGTATATAAACATCATATTCCATATTAATGCCCTCCGACTTAATATACACTATTTTTATTTTATTGAGATCAAAAAATTGGTTATATGTTCAATCTGTTCTCCATTTAAAATAATTTGATCAGAATATGGGCGATTATGTACTAATACTTGATAAATGTACCTCAATTTCTGCCAAAATGACATTTTATAACTATAAGATGACATATTCTCATATATTGACAGTTCTGTTAATCCATACTCAGAATCATGATCTAATACCAGAATCTCGCTCCTACAATCACACAATATGAAAGTGGTTTTATTTTTTTCGAACTTTATCACGTTTAGTATTTTTGGTTTTTTTGAAGATTCTTTCATAGTTTTTGTCCCATGTTTCTTGATCCACTGATCGTGGTCTTTTTTTAGAACCTTTACCATTTTCACTCATAATTAATCCTCAAGTACAACTGACCAATAACGAGAATCATCTTTCTTTTGTAGAGCATCCCAGTAAATGGATCGTGCAATATAGGACGGAACCTTGAGTTTTCCACAATTCACCATCCAATGACGTTCAGCCTTCTTATAAGTAGTTGATCCACTCTTACTCTTATTATACTTGAGATGCTCCATGTTGTAAAGACGAAGCATATGAACATCCAAACATAATGCTCGTGCCTCATTAGGATGAATCATTTCAAGAGCAAAACTAATTTTAGCCAACCCAATTCCACTAATCTTATTCAGAATACTATCACGCTTCTTAACATGACCCTTCTTAGTGGTAAAATAAAAGTCTTTAGGATTAGCCCAAAACTTCTCGCTAAAATCCCAAATATAATTGGTGCGATTATTATGAAGTCCAACACCGCTCTTGTGTAGTTTAGTCAGCAGAGTTTCTTTGTTGTCGATCCACTCATTGAAATTCTTGATAGCGTTATATCCTGAGCAATTGCCTTTCCAAGTGGTATGGACAGAACAATAGGCAAAAAGATAACGACGAAAAATATCATCGTGATTCTGAGGACGAACACTCTCCCAGTATTCCTTGTACGCTACAACCTTATCTTTTGGAAAGTTTTCAAAGAAAATATCTGCTTTGGTCTTATCCAAGGTAGTATTCTGAACAGGAATAACAGAGTTCTCAACGATCATGGTTCCTCCAAAGTTTAATAGCGTTATGCTACGATTCTACACTAGTCTTATCGTCTTGTCAAGACTTGTTTCTTTAGGTTTTGTAGCAAACTGGTGTATAAAAGTGTAAGGTTTTATGTTTTACAGGATTTAAATTATGAAAAAACAATGCACAAAATGTAAGAAAAAATTACCCGCAACTAAGAAATATTTTCATACCAATAAAACAGGTTTTAGAGCCAGATGTATAACTTGCCATAAAGAACAGTGTAAACAATATTATCAAAACAATATAGATAAGTTTCTAGAATATAAAGAAAGTAATCATACTAAAATATTAAAAGCAAAAAAGAAATATAGGCAAAAAAATAAAAAGAAAATTGCTGAATATAAGTATTGGTATCATAAAAATAGATATCATAATGACATAGAATATAGACTTTTACATAACTGTGGTAATCACATAAGAACTCATCTAAAACAAAACAAAGATAGTAAAAGATCTATAGAATTAATAGGATGTTCTATATCAGAACTAAAAACATATCTAGAAAAACAATTTGATTATAAAATGTCATGGAAAAACTATGGTACTTACTGGCATATAGATCACATAATCCCGTGTTCAAGTTTTGATTTTACTGATCCTACACAACAGCAAAAATGTTTTAATTATACAAATCTACAACCATTAGAAGCCAAAGCAAATATAAGGAAAGGCAATAAAATACTTTAAATATCTCTACTATCTCCATAGACATATGCCAAAGTAGGAAATCTCAGCGAGATACCACCGTCTTGATTCTTAGTTTCTTCAAAATAATTTACTCTAATAATTTTTCCAAGCAGTTCTTTAGGATTGTTATAGAAATACTGTCTTTGTTCAATACTAAATCCACTACCAACTCTAACATTATATCCCTTGTGTTCAATAGTAACACATGATAGCATTTGTTCTTCTGTCTCTTTACCATTCAAAACATATCTAAATGGGCCAAATTCCATATCTTTTACGACATATTCTGCATCATTAAATGTTTTCCATTTGAGCATATCTTTTGATCTTTTGCCTTTGTAGGGCTCATTTGCCCTCAAGATCAATCCCTCCCAGCCATATTGGTTGGAACGAGTAATCCATTCTTGAAAATGCTCATCATCTTTAATAAGTTCTTGACCAAGAACACTAAGACAAACACAAGTATTGTTTTTCATCACTTCTCTCAAATTATTATAGCGATGAGCATAGGTTTTATTCTTATCCCCCTTTTTGCTATAAAATTCATCATGGCTAATCATATCAAAAATCTTATATGATGGATTAGGAATAGTATGATCCTTCTTTTTCAGTTGCTTCATAATCCCCTGAAAATCCTCGTTGCCTTCGTCATCAACAAGACAAAGTTCACCATCAAATACAACATTAGTAATTCCCAGTGCCTTGATTCCACCAGCAACAACATCAAGGGTATCAAAAGATTTTCCGGTTCGTGAGAAGAAAGAAGCATCGCCATTTTCATCAACAATAGCGATACATCTGGCCCCGTCGATTTTACGACTAACATACCAACCGTCCTTCCAACTTACCAGTTTAGGTTCATACTTATCTGCCAGAGCAACACTAAACTCTGGAATATGGTCAGGAATAGCCTTGTTGATAATCTTATCGCCAGCACGGGTTTTCAAGTCCTTATCAATAATACAATGAATGAGTTCTTCAATGTTGTTTTTATTTGACTGACTATCAATAAAAGTATGGACTGCTCCGATAGCATCGTGACCAGTAATTTTGCGACTCTTTAGGTCATCTAGCAGACCAAAGAAATTCTTATAAGACTTTCCCCTCAAAGAGTTTTTCTTCTTGAGATTATCACTTGTGACATTATATTGCCAAAGAGGATGGTAGGTATAGAGTAGAATTTTCTTAGCAAAACTTGCAGCCTCAGAATTATGATTACAATAATCCTCAATAATCCCTTGCTTATCAATAGTGCTGCTAGTCGCCCTAAGATCACGAACCATATCCCAAACATAATTAAAATCGTGAGTCATTCCAATTTCTCCTTGTTGTGTCCTTTGTAGTTATACCATATCTATCGGCGTTGTCAAGCAGCAACTTGAACAAGCGTATTGGAACTACACAATAGATGCTATTTTATTTATATTATCTAATGTTTTTCTTAAAAATTACATTTAGTCTTGTTACCAAATCGCTACCTGCCGTTGCGAAAAAACAAGGTAATACTGAATGTATAATTAAATAGAATCCTGCAAGCAAACAACAAGAACCATAGAAAAATGCAAAGATGAGATGCTGTAAATAGGTCATATCATTTCCTTTTAAATGCTGAATCCATTTGCGATAAAGATTCATTTTGCTGGTTCCTATTTTTTGCCATGATTAAATAGTTTACAGCTTTAATTACACCATTTAAATTATCATCAAGTTTTCCTATGCCAGTATTACATCGTTCACAGACCCATCCTCTAAAAGAATCATCAGAATGATCGTGATCCAAACACCATTTTAACGGCACTTTTTTACAACACTCACATACCTCTGGACGAGGCGGGGCTTTTTTGTGAAGTTTTCCACGAACTTTAGTTTGTTTCTTAACACAACTTCTACATCTACTATCCAGATTGTCTTTAT